GGTTAAGCGACCTAGAGCAATTTCCCCCATTTCGTTTTTTTACCAATCTTGACGCATGAACATCCAAACCATTCCCCTCGCCGACCTCTCGCTCGACCCAAGCAACGTCCGCAAACACTCGCGCCGCAACCTCGACGCGATCAAGGCGTCGCTGCGCAAGTTCGGGCAGCAAAAACCGATCGTCGTGGACGCGAAAGGAATCGTCCTCGCCGGCAACGGCACGCTGACCGCAGCGCAGGAACTCGGATGGACCGAAATCCAGATCGTGCGCACCGAACTGGCGGGCGTCGAGGCGACGGCGTTCGCCATCGCCGACAACCGGACGGCGGAGCTGGCGGAGTGGGAGGAGGACAAGCTCAACGCGGTGCTCAAGTCTTTGCAGGACGAGGGCGTTGACTTGGTCGATGTCGGTTACTCGCCGGTTGACATCGGTCAATTCGCCGTTGCGGAAGTGGAAGCGCCAGCGTTGAAAGACGGCGACCGCGCGCCTTTTAGGCAAATGACGTTCACGGTTCACGACGAGCAATTCAAGGAGGTCGAGGCGGCGATGAGTAAGGCAAAGGAAGAGGGCGGCGGCGAGTCAGCCGTGAACGAAAACAGCAACGGCAACGCTCTGGCGTTTATCTGCGGGAGGTTCAACCGTGGGACGAGCTAAAGACATCATCGTCAAGCCGATCTCGGCGCAGGATGCGAACCGCATTGTGCGGGCGATTCATTACAGTGGGAAGGTGGTCAATAACTCGCAGCTCCACCTTGGCGTTTTCCTCGATGGGAAATGCGGCGGCGCGATGCAGTTCGGGCCGTCGCTCGACAAGCGCAAGATGCTCGGACTTGTCACGGGCACGCTTTGGAATGAATTTATTGAACTGAACCGGATGGCGTTCGCGGACTGGCTACCGCGCAACTCTGAAAGCCGCGCCATCGGTTATGCGTTTCGATGGATTCGCAAGACATACCCGCACATCAAGTGGTGCGTTTCTTTTGCGGACGGAACGCAATGCGGCGACGGAACGATTTACAGGGCGAGTGGGTTTGCGCTGATCGGCATCAAAGAAAATAATCAAATCTGGGAAGCGCCAACCGGCGAGACGTTCAACGACACCAGCATAAGGCCGGGCATCGGCGGAGAGAGAGAGAGAGAGAGAGCCGCGCGTGTTCTCGCGAACCAGCCTCACGGACGGACGAAGCAAGCGCCAACAGGCTCAGGCGCTCGCAATCATTAGGCGCTCAACCAATAAGCAGAACGACAATGACAAAAGCCAATAACATTCTGGAAACAGGCGCCTCGTCCATGAAGGTTTACAAGGCTGCGGGCTGGAAACCTAAACTTGGTTTTCAACTCCGCTACATCTACTTTCTCGACCAGACCGCACGCGCTCGCCTAACCGTTCCGATCTTGCCATTCAGCGAAATTGACAAGCGCGGGGCGGGGATGTACAAAGGCAAGCAGAGAAAACAATCACGCGCCGGAAGTGACACGAAGGACACGGCGGACCTCCAGTCCGCAAAGGGCGGTTCAACCCCGACCCCGGCGCTCCAATCTGAATGACCGACCCTGAGCAAACCCCGAGCGAAATCCTCGCGCGCCGCAACGTCCAAAACATCGCGGTCAAGCTCAAGGCCGGCAAAACGCTGACGACCTCGGAGCGCAAGGCGCTGAACGATTTTCAGACCGGCCAGCTCGACGGCTGGGTGAAAGACCTGAGCACGCTCGCCAAGGAACTCGGCCTTTCCCGCCAAGCCATTTACGACGCGCGCAACCGATTCCCCGACGCACCGAAGAAGCACGAGGACGGACGCCGCGAGAACCTTGCCGCGTGGCAGCAGTTTTGCGCGGAGAACGTGATCGGGAAGGACGTGGCGACGAAGAACCTCGCCGAGCTCAAAGCCGAACTAATGCGCGAGCAAATCCGCCTCGCCCGCTCAAAGAACGAACGAGAAGCCGGTGACGTGATCGACCGCGAAGTCGTCGAGGCGATGCTCGTCACTCTGGGCCAGAAGCTCAACCTGCTCCTGCGCCTCAAGCTCGAAGTCGAGCTGGGGCCGCGCGGCGTCGGGATGAACGCGGCGGAACTGAACGTGGAGGGCGGCGTGATTCTCAGCGAGATTCGCGAGGTGATTAACGCGAATATTGCGACGTTCGAGGGCGAGGCGTTGGACAGGTCGAGGGAGTGAAATGACTGAAATTCACATAATTCCCTCAGAGGATCAAATCGAGCACCGCGCCGACTGCGAGTGCTGCACCGCATATCCAGATGGCTTTGGGTTGTGGATACACCACAGCAGGGACAAGCGCGAGCAATATGAACGCGGGGGAAACCTCGGCAAAGGGTGGATCGTGGCGAAGAAGGACGAGCAAACAGGCAAACTTATACCCTTATGAAAAACGCAATTCGGAGATTTTACCTTCACCGATACGGATGCCGTGGTGGGCTTCGCCCGCCACTCGGGCACTCCCCATATTTTGCTCCGACCGCATGGCAAAGAATCGCCTACAAATGCCGCTTTGTTTTCTGGAGGGTTGAGTCACGAATCTACGAATGGATAGGACTGCCGCAAGAGCACGAAAAGTGGCGTGATGTGTATTTTCTTGAGTAAAATCTAATAGTGAACCGATTGTTTGAAATAAGTGTTGCAATCAATCAAAGCGCGTGAATGCTCTGACACATGAACCTCACCGATACCCTCATTCAAATCCAGTTCTTGCTCGGCCGCTCTTCTGCAATCAAGCTCGTTAAAAACGAAGGCAGTTACATCGTAGTGAAAAACGCTGAAGGCCGCTGGTTTACTGCTGACGTGACCAAAACCGGAAAGCTCAAGAAAAACTCGGTTCGTCTTCTTGCCGCATGACCGCCGGTGGCAAACGCAAAGGCGCAGGCCGCAAGCCGCTCGCGCCCGATCAGCGCGCCGTCGCCGTGACGGTGCGCCTCCGTCCACAAGTCGCGGCGCGGTTTCGCGCTTGGTGCAAAGCTCGCGGCATGAGTCAGAGCGAAGCGTTTTCGACGTGGGTGCTCCACCTGATCGCGTGACCGCCTCCGACCTCCTCTGCGCAACCCTGCGCCTCCCGCAGCCCGACCGCTCGCCGATTTACGAGTGGGCGCGAAAGCACGTCATTTTGCCCGAGAGCTACGCGACGCCGGGACCCTTCAACGTGCGAATCTCGCCGTGGCTGATTCCGATCTTCGACGCGTTGCAAAACCCGCTCGTGCGCCGCGTGCACTTCCGCAAGGCCGTGCAGATCGGCGGGACGCTCGTCGCCGACATCTGGGTGCCGTGGCTGATTTGCAACGACGCGGGGCCGATCTCGTGGACGATGCAGACCGACGAAATGATCGACCGGCACGCGAAGTCTCGGCTGAACCCGATCTTCGAGGGCTGCAAGCCAGTCGCCGCGATGCTCCCGCGCGTCGGGCCGAACCGGACGACGACCGAGATTTATTTCGGCGGATTCTTTTTCCTGCTGAATCCTGCGAACATTTCAAGCCAGCAAAGCCAGTCGATTCGTTACAAAATAAATGACGAGATATGGCTCCCAAAGTGGCAGGAACCCTATGGCCACGCCATCGCCCGCGTCTCGCGCTTCGAGGAAGTCGGGCGCTCCAAGATTTACAACACGTCGCAGGCGCCGGTGATGGACCTCGAAACCGGCAACGTAGAGGACACATCCTTCCGCCAAGGGAACCAGCAGGAGTGGAGCACGGAATGTCCGTCGTGCCGGAAGGTTCATCCCATCGCCTTCGCGCTCGACAAAAACGAGGACACCGGACTGCGGGGCGGAGTGGTCTGGGATGCCGCGGCGAAGCGCGACGACGAGACGTGGGACGTGCCGCGGGCGGTCGCCTCGTGCCGCTTCCGGTGCCCTCACTGCGGCCATGAGTCACCAGACACCGACACGACGCGCAACGGGTGGAAGCGTGCCGGTCGCTTCGTGCCGTTGAACCCGACCGCGCCTGCGGAAATCCAGAGCTTCCGCGTGGAGGCGGTCGTGAGCCGCCCGATGCGGCTACTCGTCGAAGAATTCTGCGAGGCGGACAATCATCACGTGCGGCAGGGCGATGACAAAATGAAGATCGAGTTTCGCACGAAGCGCGAGGCGCGGCCGTGGATCGTCGAGAAGAAGGTGGTGAACCTATTCGTCACGAAGTCCGATTACACCGTCGCCCAGTTCAGCAACGGCGAAGGCATCGACGGCGAGCTCATCCGGTTCATGGCAATCGACCGCCAGCAAGACCACTGGTGGGTTGAAATCGGCGCGTTCTCCGCGGCGACGGGGCCGACCTACAAGCAGCTTTATTTCGGCCGCATCGAGACGCGGGACCAGCTTCGGCAGATGCAATGCCGTTACAAGGTGCAGGACGCGTGCGTCGCTCAAGATCGCGGTTACCGACCCGCGGACGTGGACCGCGATTGCGCGGACTTCGGCTGGCGAGGGATGCGCGGGCACGCGCGCAAAACATGGACGATGCGGGACGACGCCAGCGACAAGCTCATCAACTTCCCTTTCTCGGAGCCGCGCGTGAGCGACTACCGAGGCGGCGATGTATTTTACTACGACTGGTCCGGCGACTATTTCAAAGACCTCCTCGCGAACGCGCTGGAGGCCAAGGGCGATCTCAAGTGGCTACTGCCGGCCGACGTCAATCCGCTCTACCTCGAACACCTCAAAGGCGAATCGAAGGTTGAAATCCGCACCGGCGTTTGGCAGTGGGTCGAGGTAAAAAGCAACGCGCCGAATCACGGGCTCGACACCTCGGCGATGATGCTTTGCATGGCCACGATTGCCAACGTCGTGCGTTACACGCCGGTGAAAGACTAAGGCCGGTTTGACGTTTCGGGCAGTGGTATGCTCGACAACCCATTTCTCGGACTGGACAGCGCGACCCTGACGGCGCTCAAGACCAAGACAATTGACGCGATTCAAGCCGTGCTCCTCAACCAGAGTTACAGCCTCAACGGAAAGAGCGTGAGCCGCGCGGACCTCAACGCGCTGAACAATATGCTCGGGAACTTGCAGGACGCATTGACGGACGCGGCGGGCACGTCCACGGATACGACATTCGTGAGCTTCACGGGAAACTGAAATTATGGAAAACGACATTTTCGACGCGTCAAAATTGATCGCCCAAAAGCCGTGGCTCGACCGCGCGCTCGAAAACATCGCACCGACGTGGGCGCTCAAGCGGCTGGAGGCTCGCGTCGCCAAGTCACTTTTTGAATACAACGCGGCGCGGACGAATCGCTTGTATGCTCCGAAGCAATACGAGCAGCCAGCGGAGTCATCGCAGAACCAGCGGGACCGCGTCGTGATGATGTATGAGGCTCAGGACTTGGTGCAGAATTTCCCCGAGGCTCGCGAAATTTCGCGCAAGTTCGGGACGTATCTGACGCCGAATGAGTATTCGCCGACGACCGGAGACCGCGATTACAACCAGACAATCAGCGAGTATTTCCACGCATGGTGCAAGACGTGCGACGTGACGAACCGGCACTCGTTCAAGAAATTGGTGCAGCTCGCCGCCGAGGAAAGGCCGGTGGACGGTGACTGCGGATTCGTCATCCGTCGCAGCGGAGAAGGGCTCAAGCTCCAGCTCGTGCCTGCGACGCGCATCGGCAACCCGAATGACACGGCGGTCGCGTCGAACAACTACTTTCAAGGAATCATCACGAACGACTTCGGACAGCCCGTCGCGTATCGGATTTTCCGAGTCACGCGTGACGGAGTTTATTTCGGAGCGGAGGACATTCCCGCGAATCAGTTTTGTCACTACATGGACCCCTTTCGGGTGGACCAGTATCGAGGCATCACAGATTTCCACGCAGCGATTCAGACCGCGCGGATGCTCCACGACATTTTGCAAGCCGAGAAGGCAGGCGTGCGTTTCTCGTCGCAACAGGCCGCGCTGATCTTCAACGACCGAGGCATCGCGAATCCGCGCAATCTATTCCAGCCTAATCCTGCGCTCTCGCTCCCGAACGGACAGCAGCAAAAGAACGAGCTCACCGAGGTCGGCATGATTAGGTATTTTCAAAACAGCGACCGCGTCGAGGTGATGCCGTCGCGTCCGTCGCAGGCGTTTACCGGCTTCGTGCAGCATCTCATGCACGAGATTGCTCTGGGCGTGGGCGTGCCCGAGGGCGTTCTTTTCGGGACCCAAGACTACAAAGGCCCAAGCGTCCGCGCCGAGTTCGCCGCAGCCGATCGCGTGTTTACGCGCCAGCAGGGCGTGCTCACCGACAAGGTGCTCGACCCGATCAAGGACGCCGTAATTCTCGACGCCATCGCGCGCGGAGAAATCCCACCGCCTCCGCTTCTCGCGGGTGAGACGATGGTGCACGCGTTGCGTCGCGCGACCGCGGGCGAGTGGCGTTTTCCCGCGAAGCTCTCGATCGACGTGGGCCGCGAGTCAGCCGCGAACATGAACGAGAACCGGCAGGGCGCGAAGTCGTTGCAGGAAATCGCAGCGGAAGAAGGCACGGACGCCTTTACGCGACTTGAGCAGATCGCAATCGAGGCCGCCTACGTCAAACAGCTCGCTGAGAAATACGGCGTGCCCGAGACGGCGATTCGGCTCACGACGAACTCGTTGCCGAGCACACCCGCAGCCGCAGCCGCAGCAGGCGACGCGGTGGGTGCAAGCGCAGCCGAGGCGCAGGCGGCGAGTGTTGCACCGGCACCGGCTGAGCCCGCACCGGCTGAGCCCGTCGAGCAGGTCGAGAACAGCGCGAACCTCGTCACGATCAACTTTGCGGATGGCAGCTACATCCCGAACGACGCGATGATCGCGAACGCGAAACGCGCGCTCGCCGCTCGCGAAAAAGCGACGCCATCGAATCGCGGCATGACCGCTGTCGGGCTCGCTCGCGCTCGCGACATCCTCAATAAGCGCCCGCTTTCCGAGGACACCGTGCGCCGAATGAAGGCGTATTTCGACCGCCACGAAATCGACAAGCAAGGCGCGACGTGGAAGACGCAAGGCAAGGGCTGGCAGGCGTGGAACGGCTGGGGAGGGG